AGGCGTCGAACTGCTCCCATCCGTTGAACCGTGCCAGCCCCTCGAACCGGTGTTCCGGTGCGGTGACGATCCGGTGATCGGCAGCGAGGGACTCCTCGTGCTCGACCCGGAGCGCAGAGTATCCCCCATCGAAAGAGGTCGAGCCGTCGAAGGCGTATGACCCATCATACAGATGAGATCGCACGGTCCCGAGCGTCAGGTGCGGATGGGCGACCTGCACCACAGAGATCGCGTTCAGAGCGGCCTGGAGTGGGAATATCGGGAACCATTTCACCCGCACCCCGCCGGCGGCTAACTCTGCCGCGACCGAGACCAGGTCCGCTATCGACGCGAGGATGTCCTCAGCTCGATACGAGGTCCCGGCCTGGTCGAACGCCGCCTGGATATCCTCGTAGAGGGCATCCAGATCATAGCGGACGATGACCGCGGCCGGCTCCGGAGGTCCGAGGGGGCAGGGGTCGCCGGCGTCGAATACCTGATCCTCTGCGTTGAACTGGAGGGACCCGTCGAAGTAGTAGTCCCACACCGGGACGTCAGTCCACCCCTCCTGGAGACCGATGAACGCCCGGCCCATGAGCGCATCCAGGACCTCGTTGAACCGCTCGATCTCTCCGCTGGAGAGGATGGTCGCGACCCTCAACCGAAGCCGGCGGCGATACTCGATATCGCTCATCCCGCCCCGGGGTAGGTCAAGGTCGCGCCCGATCATATCGAGCGCCGCTCCTTCTGCATCGTCAAGTGAGCGCCAGGCACGGACCCGGTCGAGCGCCGCTCGCATCTCGTCCCGGTCCGCCGCGTCGAGCTGTAGGATCCGGTAGATGACGCTATCCGGATCCTTGGCGTAGGCGTCCGGTAACCGGATGATCTGGTCTTCAACGGTCATGATGTCGTCACCGTGATGGTTCCGGGCACGGCTACCGCGGTCTTGGCAACCGCGATGTTCCCTGTTCCCCCGTTCACCGTCAGCGTCGGGATATCGATGATCCCGGGGACACTATGGATCCGGGAGATGAGCCGGGTATAGATCACGTCCTCGCCGAGGGCGAGCCCGGAGAGATACCCCTCGATCGCCGCACCGACCAGGTCGTCGCCGTCCGGCGGGAAGATGGCCGTATCCACCGTCAGCGTGGCGCTGACGTTGACCGTCACGAGGTCCGGGCGGTTGAACCCGATCGTGTGCGTAACTCCGCGGCTATCAGTGATCTCGTGCACCTCGTCCTCTCCCCAGCACTGGATGCCTGCCGGCTTCACCGCATACAGCGTCTCCACGATCCTGTCGGCGTCACCACCCCACACAATCGGCGCGATGGCCTTCGGCGGGATCCCGGTTGCCGGGTCGGTTTCCAGGGTGACATTCTGCCGGACCTCTGCATCGAGCACCCCTTCGATGTCGAGCAGCGCCGCCTCGATTGCCGCAGCGGAAGCTCCGCCGGGTTTTGAGACGCTGCGGACGTACCGCTCCCTGAGCTGCGCGTCAGTCTCGGCGTCCCGACCACCCGAGGTGGGATCAAGGTTGGTTACGCCGGTGACGCCAGCGAGCGGGGAGACGGTCCGGGAGATCGCTCCGGCGCCGACATTCCCGGACGCACCCGGAACAACAGCCTCAATCTCAGCCCGGGCAAGGCCGCCGGAGATGGTGGTGGCGGTCGTCGTCCTGAACACGATCCCCGTCGCGGTCTGCACCTCGAACCCCTCAAAGATCTGCGTCCCGTCAGCCCCGGAGAACTGGATCGTCCCGGAGGCCCGGGTCGCCAGCTGACGCATGATGCCGATGTCCTGGCACTTCCGGTCGAGGCTCACCCCTTCTGCCGATGAGACATATGCCGACAGATACACCTCTTCCATCTGCTGCCAGACGGCAGCCTCGTCCCAGGCGTTCAGCCGGATCAGCATGCCTAGCGGCGAGGAGTCCGAGAGGTTCGCGTCGTTACCGAAAAGTTCCCGTGCCCGGCGCTCTTTCTCCGACAGGATGTCTGCGTAGCGTTTCGGCTTGAATCCTGTGTTCGTCAGTCCAAACGTCATAGTTGCACCTCTACGGCTGCATAAGTCTCGTCCACGGTTGCTGTGATCCGGATAGTCAGAGTCCGGGCATGGGTATCATACTCCAGGTCAAGCGACTGGATGCGAATGTCCCGCGAGTCCTGTTTCACTGCGTCGTAGACCGCGGCCCGGATCCGGCTCTCTGCTGCAGGCATCTTCTGGCCGAGAATCTCCCCATGGTCCAGCCCGTGCCGGATGTTCAGGAACCATTCCCCCATCCGCGTCGTGAGCAGGAGCCGGAGATGTTGCGCCGCCTCATCCGTGCCGGACACCATCTGCAAACCCATCCGGTCATCGAACACGAGATCGCGCGATTCTGGGTCAAGGTAGAGCGACTTCATCCGACGATCACGTCTCCTGACCCCGAGATCGCCGCACCCGCTCCACCAGGATAGACCACTGCGTCCCCGACCCGGTGCACCCCTCGTCCGTTCACGAACACCGACCCCGAACCGGTCGCGGCAGCCCCGACACCGCAATGCGGGCATGAGTGCACCACTCCGTCAGCTATCCGGACGACGCCCCGGCCGTTCACGAACACGTTGCTTGACGCCGTGATGTAGACGCCCGCAACCCCGTGCGGACAACAATCGGGAATCCCATGACTGCATATGCCTGCATGACCGTCCCCGAGCCGGACAACTCCCGCCATTACGCTTCCCCCTCCTCTTCGTCGCAGTTCAACCGGATCTCCGCTGCATCGACTTTGAAGACCCCTTTGATTGAAACCGTCATGTTTCCCTCGGTATCCATCGTAAACCAGTTCACTCCGTCCTCCGTACCGATATACAGTTTCTCGCCGTGCTGCTCCGGTAGCGGCCGGGGGCGGGGTGTAAACCCGCCGACCACTACCGCGTCGGTGAGGCTATGCTTCCTGGCGCCGACCCGGTCCGCCTTCTCTCCGGTCGCGAAGACCCCGTCGATCCCGCGCTCGATAACGACCGCGACGACGATATCCCCCGGCTGATACGGCGGCCGGATGATGAACCCCCCGGCCCGGAGGCAGGAGACGGATGCGTGGACGATCGGGGCATACTCGAACTCAGGGTCCCGGATCAGGGGTTGCAGGTCGGCCTGCATCAACACCGGGTCGTACGTCAGGATTTTGGCCAGGATCGCCGTGTGGAGCTGGGAGAGGTCCCGGTTCCCGCGTTCCTCCATGTACTTCTGGAATTCGCTCATAGGCCCTCCGGCTCTGCGAGCTGCATGACTGTTTTGAATTCGTTCCCGTCGCTGACGTGCGAACCAGATTCGACCGCGAACAGCCCATTAACCCGCTTCGATTCGACCTGCACCAGTGTCCCGGCCCGGATACGGTAGTTCAGGAGCGACTCGGCTTCCCAGAGCAAGGCACTGTTCTCGTCATCGCTCTCGATCCGTTTCGGCGACCCGATCAGCCCGGTCTTCGGAGAGAGGAGGACCGCCTCGTCGTGCCAGCCGCCCGGCGGCAGGACGTGGATCGTCCCGTGCGTGACGTGGACCTCAGAGCCGCAATCCTCCGCAATCTTCTTGATGACGTCCTTGATCTTTCCGTCGACCGACCGGCCTTCCGGGTATACCGCATCCCGGACGAGCTGGATCTTCCCTCGTTCCAGTCCGCTCATGCTGATGACGCGTTCCAGGATCTGAGATCCGGTCGTTCCGGGGACATAGGATTCGCTGATCTCCATCCCCTGGTATGCGTCGCTCGTGTCGTGGACCTCGATCTCGCAGATGCGATCGGCGCCCTCGTCGAACACTCGGACATGTCGGATCTCGCCGGCCATGACGATCCCGATATCCCCCTGGTACCCGGCCCGGAGAATCATCTCCTCCCCGTGCTTGAAGACCTGCTCCGTCTCCGGCGCGAGATTGTAGAGTTCGATGACCGCGAGATCCGGATCGCCACCCTTGGCGAAGTCTACCCGGAACTGAATCTCATAATCCGGATAGCGGAACTCTCGCCCGCAGCCGGAGACTACAGTCTCACGGATCCAGAACTCGCTCATATGACCCCCTCCGCCGCTGCGTCCGCGGGCTCGACCATATACAGGAACACGGTCTCGCCGAGTTCAGCCCACCCGACTCGCTGCGAGCGGCCGGAGGGGTCGAGCGGGATCAGTGCTACGCCCGGGAACCGCTCGTCGTAGAATGCACTGAAGAGCGGCGAGCCGTAGACTAGAGGCTCCCCGACCACGAGGTCCTCGCCCCCCCGGGAGAGATCGACTGTGAACCGGTCCGCCTGGAGGTTGTAGTGGAAGGTCAGGCCGTAGGAGACGCCTGCTAGCCGGATCGTGGTCTGGTAGGGAATTGCCTGCTTGTCGATCGGGATAATCTGCATCAGAGTGCCTCCCAGATATCAGACCACTTCGGCCCCCGGCCGAAGATACTTTTGAGTGCGTCAATCGACCCGATCAGCCCTGCCGGGAGCCCCATCGGAGCCTCTTGCGGCTGCTCCCGCCCCTTTGTGGTGACCGGCTGCACCTGCGCTGCGGTCTGCTGGTCTGTGACGATCTCCGGGAGAGCGGGATCGCGTTTCACCCTGAGGATTGTTGCCGGGGAGACGATCCGCACCTCCTGAAGCGCCATCGCAAACCGGAACCCGTCCCCAACTTCGACATCCTCAGTCGGCCGGAACTCCTTGA